CTATTATAGTCCTTCGCTAGACCAGAGTGATTACTCTGAGGCAAGAACTTATCACCATGATGCTGAGGGTGCCATGCATCTGATGCATCTTGGTGCTTATTTTGATCCTGGCATGGAGTTTGGCGACTTTTTTGATAACATAGATCAATATAGTAAAGAAGAATGTGAATATGAGTTTAATAGACCATTTTACGGTAAAGGAATTCGTATTATAAAATCACATGTATTCTGTCATCATATTGATTTCTTGAAAAAGAATTGGCCAGATTGTCCTATAGTTTTAGTACATCGTAGCAACGATGCATGTTTAGGTTGGTGGGTACGTTGTGGTCATTTTAATATAACATACCCATTATACCACAGATATTATAAAAATCTATATCATATGGGTAAAATAATAAATCATCAAAACGAAGATTTATTAAAGTCATGGGATAAGCATAAAGCGTTTGAACTTGAAGATAATCATCATCTTTGTGATTACTTACAGTTAGAATATCCACCCATACAATATATACAGAACTATGATCAAAAAGGTGTTAGAGTAGGAGTTATACGTTGAAACCGAAAATATTATTAATAACTGGTCCGCAAGGATCAGGCAACCACGTGTTCAGTAAATGCTTTGCATTACATAAAGAAGTCAGTGGTTGGAATGAACTACTAGATCGCTATTGGATACGTCATGAATTTGAACCATATGGTAATGTATGGCGCAAACCAGAGATGATTAAAGATTTAGATTGGAGTTTAAGCCAATATCATGTGATAAGCGTCAGTTGTCCTTATGTTGACGATGGTATCACCGTAGTTCCTGACTACAAAACAGCAATACCTGAACTACAAAAAGTTGGTGATGTTGTTATAGGATTGATAGGCAGAGAAGAATATATATTAAAACAACAAGAAATGCGTGTTCGCGGTACACATAGCTATCATCAGTTCTTAGCATTACAAGATTATTTTGAGCAGTTTAATCCTATATACTTAAGCCAAGAGTTATTATATCTTTACAGACACAACTACCTTAAGAGTTTAGTATCATTATTAAACTTTCCTATAGATTATAACAATCCTAAACTTAATGACATATTGCGCGAAAATCAAAACGCTAAGTATATAAAATATGTTGAAAATCATTGGTTAGACAGCAACAAAAAGTACTTTGAGAGAGATGGATATGTTAAGTAGTTGGGACGAAACTAAAAAGCGTAGCAAATATCATTTCGATAGTGATCGTTATGATCCTAAATATGACACGGTGACAAGATTAGGTCGTGTAGAAAATACATGGGCCCATCAGCTACCTGAGATCATTGAAAGTAGTAAAAGTGTATCATGGCGCACTAGGGGAGATCCTGATAAACCATCAAGACCTGAACATGAACTAGCTAGCGAAGACTATGATTTAGAACGTGCCGGTTATGGTGCAGATTACATAGTTACTAATCTTAACTGGGGCACACCTAGCAATCTATTAGAGATAGCTAATCGTTTTGCATTTGATGATATGATGTGTCGCATACATGTGCAGTTGCCCGGACAAGTATGGAACCTGCATCTAGATAAGCTTGAAAAATGGTGTCCGGAAAATCCTAACAAAGTCATGAGAGTGATGATACAACTTACTGATTGGGAACAAGGACATTTTTGGAGCTATGGAAACTATATATTCTCTGGTTGGAAAGCAGGAGATATAACTACATTTGATTGGCAACATGTGCCACATAGCACTGCTAATGCTGGACATAATCCTAGAGTCACATTACAGGTTACTGGCGTTATTACATCTGAAACTATCAAGTTTATAAATAACGTCAAATGAAAATATTTTATACGGGAGGATATATAGACACCCTCCTAACTACTTACCATAACTTTTTATCTATCGATCTAGATATTGATAAATGGACATATGTATCCGACTTACGTGAATCAGACGTAGTAGCTATGCACGGTAATACTAATAATATTGAGTATCTAGAAAAACAATATAATACTCTTAAGTCTTTAGGATACACTAATCAACTTTTATTATTATTAGATATATTTCATCTAGATGAACATGGATGGCACTGGCATTTTAAAGATATTAAAAGTTTTTATGAATCTAAAAATATCCACAATATACTTTATGTACATAATGACAAGAACTTTATAACTGATAAAACACTGTATAATGATCACATGTTTAATAGACAAAAATCTTATTTTACAGAATATCATAAGTTTGACAAGACAAGTAAAATATGGAGTTATGATGCAAGAGCAAAATGCTATCAACTTGATGATATTAAGCATGATTTTAACTCTGATCATATATTTTTAAGCCCTAATAGAGTTTATCACTCTGATCACATAAGAAATAAGATAAGAGAAAGATTAAGAACATTCTTAAAAAGTACACAGCGTAAAGGTTTTATTAGCATGCCTGATAAGGGTATATTTCTGGAACCCGAAGAATCTTCTTTATTAGCACTCATGAAAAATAGAGATTACGGCGGAGGAGGCACATGGTTTCCTATAGCTAATAAGTATTATCAAAAATCATATATTAGCATATATGTAGAAACGTTAGCAGCCAACAGAGATGATATATTAGTGTTTGTACCAGAAACTTACAGAACTATAACTGAAAAGACTTTCGATCCATTAATAAAAGGACACTTCATACTTCCTTTAGGGTATAGCGGAATAATACAAGATATTAAAGATTATGGGTTTTTATTACCAGATTTTATAGATTATAACTACGATTTTATCATAGATAACCAGCGTAGGTATGAAGCCTTTGAACGTGAGGTAGAAAGACTAGTTAATATTCCATTATCCACATGGTCTGTCTTATACACTACTAACAAATACATATTAGAGCATAACAGGAATGTTTTTTACAAAAAACCGTATGACTGTTTATACGATAGTATTCGATCTTACCTTGTAAATCCGATAAATAATACAGTATAGGAGAAATACTATGGCCGAGCAACTACACGTTTATAAATCTGATTTAGGTGATGATTTCAAGACTTTCCACAACTGGTGTTTAGACACTTTAAATGCTGAAGAACTAGCAATATATGAAGCCAGTGTTCAGAGCCCTGATTATCTAGCTATATATGAAAGATGGTGGCAGGATCAAAAGATATTGAGTCATGAGATTTGGGAAAACGGAGTCAAGGTAGCACCTTGATTTTTCTGTGCTAGCCAAAGAGTTTGTCACTGAAAGAAAGCGCAAAAAGAAAAAGCGCAGTAAAAAGGTAAAACTTGGAAGATATTTCTTCCCCGGTTTTGCCTATTACGGCGGCGGATCCGAATCCTCTGATTCTGGTGGTGGGGACGGAGGCGGGGGCGAAAGTATTAACGAAGCTAACAGTTCAGAACTTCAATCTGAGGTAGCTAAGTTTGTAGATTGGGCTAGCAAACGTTTACATCTTAAGTCTAAACCAGAAATCAGCCTTAGTTTTGATACCGAAGAGGCGCAGACAGGCCATCATACAGGTATGCATGTAAGCGGATCCGATAAAGTCTGGGTATACGCTAGAAATAGAAATCTAGTAGATATACTACGCACTGTGTTCCATGAGTTAGTCCATGTAAGACAGGAAGAATTGGGCATGATCAAGCCGGGTTCCAGCTATCCCGGCAGTCCAATAGAAGCTATGGCAGACATGCTAGCGGGCAAATACATAAAGATATATGGTAAGGCTAACCGAAATATCTTTCAATAATATACCAATCCGCATATAATAGTTGTATGATTAAAGTCTTAACAACCTTGCCTCGTAGCCTAACCGTTGCCCTCAGCGGCGGGGTAGATAGCGTTGCAGCCGTAGACTTTCTCAGGCGTAATCATGTAATCACTTGTGCATTCTTCCATCATAGGACTGAAAACAGCACTAATGCACATAAGTTTGTGTCACAGTTTTGTGAAGAACGCAATCTTCCGCTTGTGGTAGGAATACTGAATAAAGATAAGCCTAAGACAAAAAGTATAGAAGAACACTGGCGTGACGAACGCTATAAGTTCTTTGATAACTTTGGTACAGTGGTTACCGCGCATCATCTAGATGATTGCATCGAAACTTATCTGTTTAGTGCAATGCACGGTAGTCCCAAGCTGATTCCTATGGTTAGGAACAATGTAGTGCGTCCCTTCTTGACTACATCTAAGAGTGAGTTTTTCGATTGGTGCGCTAGAAAGAATCTACCATTTTGCTATGACAAGAGCAACGACGATGATAAGTATATGCGTAACTATATCCGTAAACATATCGTGCCGCATGCTTATAAAGTCAATCCCGGCATCGATAAGGTTGTAAAAAAGATGATCCAAGATGCTTGTAAACCTCAATAAAAATACTTGGCTTTATGATTGGATGCGTGATAAATGGCATGATGACTTGTATGAAATAATAGCTAGTGACCCACAAAATACACCTAGACCTAACACTATCAAAAAGCAACTAGCTAACTTATTAAATCAAAAAGGGTATAAAGCTAAAGCTACTAGTAATGGCAACATCATCATTAACATGCGTGATGATGAATATACTTTTTTGGCGCTAAAGTACAGCGGAGAATGATATGAACCTTATAGCCTATCCTGCTTGGACATGCGGTGGTTTGCTGTGTGATATCTTGAATAAAACACTTAGCCCTGTGGATAAAAACGGAGGGATAGGTCTACCTTACCATAAAGGATTATTGATAGTTCATGGTGGAAATACTAATGACAACTCAATGTTTAAAGAAAAAGTTAAAACTATCGATTTGACCGAAGATATATGGGTGGGTACACATACGTATCCTGATGAGATAGACATAACTTATTTTAATAAGGTAATAGTTGTGAACCTTACAACATGTGCTAGCATCACATATAGATATGCTAGGATTCTATATCAATGTTTATATGGTAACGGCATCAACGGAAATCGTAAGCCTTCTGAGCCGGATACATGGCGATGTCCTGCATTTAATAAAATATTCGGGGACAACGTAGATAACATTGAGTTTGAGGATGTTGTAAAATGGAATAAAAATTTAGTTGATTTATTGGACAAACATTGCAATAAGGAAGACCAGAGTTTTATAGACAATCGCAAGCGTGTTTGGACTACTTTAAATAAGTTTTTGTATGACCGAGATTACATAGAAAGTTGCAATAAACGCCTAAATATTGACATCATGTCTTAACAAGAGGAGTATAATAATCATATGGATGAAAAAGTAGAACTTTACTGTACTTACGACGAAGACCAAGAAGCATGGATCGTTTGGTTCCCTCACCCACTGGGCGGAATGAATGTATTGGAGTCTTTTTCTAATGAAGAGGATGCAAGAAAATTCTGGCAAGAACAGATAGATAGTGCTGATTAATCCATATCTGTTGAATATAAACAACAGTGTGCTATACTATTTCAACAATATAAAGGAGATAACATGTCACGTACTTTTAATAACGAAGCAAAGCTGAAGTTGACACAGTTGATCAATGAAGGTCTTGCTGTAACTCATGAAATCGAAACACTTCAAGGTGGATTGACCGACACTATCAAGGCTGTAGCAGAAGAACTAGAAATCAAGCCAAGTGTTCTCAAGAAGGCCATCAAGGTCGCACACAAGTCACGCTTGGGTGAGACTAACAAAGAAAACGAAGAACTAAACACTATTTTAGAGACTGTTGGGAAAACTCTTTGATGCCTAGACTTGTGACATTTGGATGCTCATTTACATATGGGCATGGTTTACATGATTGTTTTAGTTATGACAAAGAGCCAAGCATGTTTGCTTGGCCCCAGCTCTTAGCTGACAAATTAACTTTGACTTGTGTTAACAAGTCTAAACCCGGATCTGGAAATTTTGAAATTTTACTTAATGTACTGACCACTGACTTTTGTAAAGATGATATGGTAATAATATCTTTTTCATACTTTGAAAGATATAATTTATTAAAAATGTCAGACAACTCAGGCAATAGAGTTAGAATTCCTTTTAAAACATCTAATCATAAAACACTAGTATTAAATGAGTTTGAAGATGTTTATAGTAAGCCAAAACTTTATTGGGATAATTGGTTAGCAATACACCATTGCGAGAAGTTTTTAATAAGTAAAAAAATTAGAAATTTTTCATTCTTTGGAACGCCTTACGGTGCAAGATCAGATAAACCCGACATTTTGGAATTAGAAAATTTCATTTATGATATCCCTTTTATCAGTAAAGATAAAGCATTAGATAGAAACCATCCTGGGCCAGACAGTCATCGGTTGCTATCAAACATAATTTATGAGAAAATAACTACATGAGTTACGTTGACGCAATCCACGATAAAGATAGTGACAGGATATTTGTTGTAGAGCGCCAGCCTGACGGTAAGCGCACATACAACGAGTTTCCTGCCAACTATACATTCTTTTATACTGACCCTAAGGGCAAGTATCGCAGCATCTATGGCGAACCGGTCTCACGCTTCAGCACACGCAAACGTAGTGAGTTTGAAAAAGAAAAACGAATCCACAGCAATAAGAAACTGTATGAATCGGATATCAACCCGATATTCAGATGTCTAAGTGAAAACTACTTAGGCAGTGAGCCTCCAAAACTCCATACAGTGTTCTTTGACATTGAGGTAGACTTTGACCCAGAGAAGGGTTTTAGCCCCACTAGTGACCCGTTCAATGCGGTAACGGCTATCTCAATGTACTTGGATTGGCAAGATACTCTTGTCACTCTTGCTATCCCGCCTAAACATATGAGTGATGAAACTGCTCAAGACCTAACTAAGGACATGAGCAATACATTATTGTTTAGGTCTGAGATAGAAATGTTTGAGACATTCTTTGAATTGATCAAAGATGCTGATATTCTCACTGGCTGGAACTCAGAAGGATACGATATTCCATATATGGTCAATCGTGTCACTAGGGTGATGAGCAAAGACGATACGCGCAAGTTTTGTCTATTAGGGCAGACGCCTAAGCCAAGAGAATATGAACGTTTCGGTAAAAGTGAAACAACATATGACCTAGTTGGTCGTGTACATATGGACTATCTACAGTTGTATAAGAAGTACAACTATGAATCAAGGCACAGTTATAGCCTTGATGCTATCGGTGAGATGGAAGTTGGGGAGCGCAAGACGCAATATGAAGGCACACTTGACCAACTTTATAACAAGGACTTCAAGACATTTATTGAGTACAATCGTCAGGATACGATGTTGCTTGTGAAAATACACAACAAACTAAAGTTCCTTGATCTCGCTAACGCATTGGCGCATGAGAATACTGTGCTATTACCCACTGTCATGGGCTCAGTAGCCATGATTGAGATGGCTGTCATGAACGAAGCACATGAACGTGGCATGATGGTTCCTGATAAAAAGAAAAATATTAGCGATGGTGAGATATCAGCAGCAGGCGCATATGTCGCCGTGCCCAAGAAAGGTATACATGAATGGGTAGGCGCAGTTGACATCAACAGTCTGTATCCTAGTGCCATACGTACATTGAATATGGCCCCAGAAACGATTGTTGGTCAAGTTCGTCAGACATTGACCGAACAACATCTGAAAGATAAAGCACGTAAACTTGCCAGTGAAAAGGCAAGATATGACGAAGATGACGAAGTTGAGATGAGTTCGTTACTTTGGGAAGGCATGTTCGGCACACTTGAATACGAAGCCATAATGAATCAAGAACGTGGCACTATGCTCACAGTTGATTTTGAGAGTGGCGAGAGCATTGAGATGAGTGCTGCTGAAGTCTGGAAATTGATATATGACAGCAACAAGCCATATATCTTATCTGCCAATGGCACTATCTTCCGTAGCGATCAAGAGGGTGTGATTCCCGGATTATTGACTCGCTGGTATAGTGATCGTAAAGATATGCAGAAGAAACTCAAAGAATCAAAAACGAAAGAAGATATCGAATATTGGGATAAGCGTCAGTTGGTTCGCAAGATTTTGTTGAACTCAGCATACGGCGCACTATTGAATGAACATTGTAGATTTTATGATAAGCGTATCGGTCAGAGCGTTACACTAAGTGGTCGTCAGATTGTCAAACACATGAGTGCGCAGATCAATGAGATCATCACTGGTAAGTATGACTTCTATGGTGATGCTATCGTGTATGGCGATACTGACAGTTGTTATTTCAGCGCATGGCCCATACTCAAAGAACAAGTTGAATGTGGTGAAATGACTTGGAGCAAAGAACTTTGTGTGCAACTCTATGACAATATCAGTGAGCAGGCAAACGATACGTTTCCAAGTTTCTGTGAACGTGCGTTTCATGTACCTAGAAAGATGTGTGTCATCAAGGCTGGTCGTGAACTGATCGGTGATCGCACATTGTTCATCACAAAGAAGCGTTATGCTGTCAACATTTTTGACAAAGAAGGCAAGCGTCTTGATACTAATGGTAAGCAAGGTAAGATCAAGGCTATGGGTCTTGACTTGAAACGTGCTGATACTCCACGCTATGTACAGGACTTCTTGTTTGAAGTATTGGAAATGGTTCTGCATGGCAAAGTTAGAGAAGATGTTATCGAACGCATCAAAGAGTTCAAGATACATTTGGGTGAGCAAGACAGTTGGACTAAGGGTAGTCCAAAGAGTGTAAACAAGTTGACTATGTATGGCGACTTAGAAGCAAACAGCAAGACTGGCAAAGCAAACATGCCCGGTCACGTTCGCGCAGCATTGAATTGGAACTATCTGCGTAGAGTCAATAGCGACAACTATAGCATGAAGATGGTTGACGGCATGAAAGTTATCGTCTGTAGACTAAAGCCAAATGCTCTTAACTTTACAAGTATCGCATATCCTGTTGATGAACTACGACTTCCTAAATGGTTCACAGAACTTCCATTTGATGATAGTGCTATGGAAGCGACATTGGTCGATAAAAAGGTCGAGAATTTACTAGGTGTGTTAAAGTGGGACCTTAAAGCAAATACTGACACTAATAGTACTTTTGATAGTCTATTTTCTTTTTGATGATACCATGGAACGCACGGTAAGCACTAAGTTAGGAAGTGATAATAATATTATCATTACGGATATAGGTTCGAAATTCTTCTATATACCTATAACTAAGAATGCTTCTTCCTACACCTATTCTTTTTTTAAGCAAATAAAATGGTTGTATTATCGTTTGAATACTTTCAGTGAGGTTGAAACTAGAATACCAATAGTGGTTTTGAGAAATCCTTTAGAAAGATGGTGTTCTGGTTTTTCTCAAGATTGTTTTTTTGACAATCTAAGATTTAATCTAGATGACGATAATGTATTAGATAGTATTTTTAATACCTGTCATACTGGAATACACACTTTACCGCAATGTTATTTCTTGAAAAATTTTGATTTATCCAACGCTATTTTTTTAGACGCAGATAAAAACTTGATAAAAAATCTAGAAGATTTAACAAAAAATATTATACAAATAGGAAATTTTATAAATCTACGTAATCATCCTAGTAAAAGCATGATGAACTATGGGATAAAAGATCAGATCAAAAAAGTTTTAGAAAATCCTAAATATTCAAATAAACTTAATGAATATCTTGCTGAGGATTGGAAACTTTATGATAACTGTTCTTTCTATAAAGGATAAAAAAGACTTGACATACGTAAAAAAATCCACTATTATACATGATAAGATTTCCTAAATACTTATAAGAGGCAAAACATGAAAGATAATCTACAAGACTTGATTCAATATACACATGGCTTAGGTGTCATCGAACTAATCAAAGTTGTCGGCACTGACAAGCAAACCAGCATTTCTTCTATAGCAGAAGATAAAAGCGTGATTGTTGAGGGTACATTTAAGACCCCTTCAGCAGATTTTATCGGCACCTTCGGTATGCCAAATCTAGGCAAACTCAAGACTATCTTAGGCTTTGATGACTACGACGAACACGCTAAGATCAGTATCACTGTGAATAAAGAGGGCAATAAAGATGCCATTCACTTTGAGACTAAAGCAGGAGACTTCGTTAACGATTATCGCCTTATGGGTAAGGCTGTAGTTGAAGAAAAAGTCAAAAATGTAACCTTTAAAGGAGCAAAGTGGGACGTAGAGTTTGAGCCCTCGACCGCCGGTATCATGCGATTGAAGAAACAAGCTCAAGCAAATAGCGAAGAAAATAACTTTACAACTAAGACTGATAAGGGCGATCTTAAAGTATATTTCGGTGAACCATCTACCCACAGCGGTAACTTTGTATTTCATGCAGGTGTAAGCGGTACCCTTAATCGCGCATGGCAGTGGCCCGTAAAGGTATTCTTGGCAATCATGGATCTACCAGGTGATAAGACAGTTCGCATCAGTGATCAGGGTGCTGCTGAAATCACTGTAGATAGTGGACTAGCAGTTTACTGCTATCGTCTTCCAGCCCAGAGCAAGTGATAAGAATCAAATCATACACTTCCCCTATTGTCTGGCAAGTAGATAGACAATATCTACTGCCAGCACAGAGTGGCCAAGTTCGCTGGAACGGTCACACTAAAGAATTTGAAGTTTGTGACAATAATAGTGGTAATTGGTATCGTATCAATCCTGAAGTAGAATTACGTAATGATGACCAGTTATCAGAAGTCATAGACTGGGCTAAAAAGAAGATGGAATATGATCGTAACTTAGAAAAACTTGCAAAAGAATATCCTGCCGTTAAAGATGCTAAAGAAAAACTAGACATCATATTAAAACTAGTAGAAAATGATATTAAATAATAGTCCCACAGTTTACAATACTGGTCATGTTATAGGACAATTTTTTAAAAGTCGCTGTGATTTATATGCCTATATACCTATACCTAAGTGTGCTAGTAAATGGACTACAAAGTTTTTGTATGATGGTTTAAACTGGGAAGTTTCAACAAGATCAGACAAACTTGCAGAACTCTCTTTGAAAAAATTTACTATATTACGCGAACCACTAGATAGATGGATTTCAGGTATGTGTCAATATCTAGTAACTTATCATCCTAAAACATTATTAAATGCAAGGGAACTTATTGAGTTTATTTTTAAAAGGGTTGATTTTGATCCGCATACTACGCCTCAAATAAACTATCTTAATGATTTAAATAGCGAAGATTTGGTATATTTTAAGTTTGACAATGACCTTGAAAAAAATGTAAAATCATATATCAAATATGAGACGGGACAAGAATACGGTGAACCTGTATTTAGAAATGACATGATAGAAGGTAGTTATAAATCATATGCTAGTGATATCGACCATAGTCGATATTACGGCGCCATCGGATGGCGCCGTGAGAAACTCAAAATATTACTAGAAAGTAATGATGATTGGAAAAACTCAGTATTAAAATATTATAAAGACGATATAGATTTATACAACTCAGTACAATTTTATGGAAAATAATCTAAGCAATCTACAAAAGTCTGATTGGGCATTATTCTTGCCGGCAGTCAGTTCATTCTTTATCAGCGGCTTAGGTAAGCAGCGTGAGGGAGAAAAGTATTTCCCCGATGAGCGTATTCCTGCAGGATTCAATGGTGATGTTGAATGCCTGAACTTCTTAAATAGCAAACAAGGTTTGTATACTTACAAATGGGGCTTGTACTCGGCAGGTCACGCTAACCTTGACACTACTGTAGATGATCATGCTGAGAGTATCATTCGCAAACGCGAACAAGGTACTTTCATGCTAGGTGACAGTGGTGGATTCCAGATTCTAAAGTGTCAGTGGCCGGCAGACTGGAAAGATCCTAACTGTACAAGAGCAATGGCAAAGCGTAAGCAAGTTCTCAAGTGGATGGATACATACATGGACTATGGTATGTGTCTTGATATACCATCACAGAGTTTGACCACTTATCATATCAAGGATAAGAAAACTGGGAAATCAGCACATGGTATCAGCACGATTGAAGAAGCGATTGCTGCTACACATATCAATAACGAATACTTTATAAAGAACCGTAACGGTAACTGCAAGTTCTTGAACGTCATGCAGGGCAGAAATCACAAGCAAAGTGATGATTGGTATCAAGAAATGAAGAAGTATTGTGACCCAAACATCTATCCGGACAATCATTTCAATGGTTGGGCGTTTGGTGGTCAGAACAAGATTGATATTCACTTGATGCTAAAGCGTCTTGTACATATTATACACGATGGATTATTAGTTCCAGGCAAGCATGACTTGTTGCATTGTTTGGGTACAAGCATCATGGAATATGCGGTACTGTTCACAGACATACAGAAGGCTGTGCGTAAGTATCATAATCCAAACTTTATGATTACTTTTGACTGCGCAAGCCCATTCTATGGTGCAGCGAAAGGTCTTGCTTATTTCAATACTAATATTGAACATGGTAAAAAATGGTCATATAGCATGGAAAAGACTGCTGAAGATAAGAAATATGCTACGGATACTCGTAGATTCAGTCAAGCAGTTTTAGAGGATGGTATTCATGATATGTTCTCTGACAGTCCTGTAACTGATCGAATGTTGATCAAGGATCTTTGTTATCGTGGCCAAGGATTCATAAATAATCAAGGTAAAGAAACTAAGACTAGTTGGGATACTCTTTCATATACGCTACTGCAAGCTCATAATGTATATCAGCATATCACTGCAGTACAAGAGGCAAATCGCCAATATGAGAATGGTATAATCCCGAAAATGATAATGAACGAGAACTTTGGTATATATTTTAGTAAAGTAGTAGAAGAAGTATTCAGCCAGAAAACTAGAGAAGCTAGTTTAGAAGTGATAGAATATTACAATAAGTTTTGGATGCAAATGCAAAGCGGTGGTCAGGGCATCAGTGGTAAACGAACAGTAAATGCTATGACTATGTTTGAGGAGTTATGTGAAGTTGAAGAGACAGAGCAGGATGAAGATTATTTAAGAGTTTTATCGGATGAGCAAGATACTTTTATGAAAAAGAAAAAAGAAAAGTTAGTTTCTACTTTCAATTCATTTTTTGAATGAGGTGCAAGATATGGCTTATACACAACAAATTAGATTGCTAGAACAAAAGTTAGAGCAACTATCAAAGATGCCTTTCGAAAAGGACAATACTTACAAGGTTCTTCAAATTCAAGCCGATCTTAAAAAGATGCGACGCCTTGAATGGGAAGAAAACTATGAACGTGTAAAAATGGATGAAGAACGATGAGTGAAGATATCGTAAAATATAACTCGGCGCAGGCTAGAGCAGAAAGCAGAATGCGTATTGTCAACCATGCAAAGCGACACATCTGGGTTACTTTCCAGCGTGAAGGTATTCATAGATTCCCACAAGCAGGCACTGATCCTAACTTAGCAGATGTTGCCTTCTTGGCAAACGAACATAGACATATTTTTCATTTCAACATTAGTATTGAAGTATTTCACAACGATAGGGATATTGAGTTTATCCAGTTCAAGCGTTGGCTAGAAAGTCTCTACCAAGGCACACTGGAACTAAACTACAAGAGTTGTGAGATGATTAGCGATGACCTCTATGAAGTTATTGCTAGTCGTTACCCAGGCCGTGACATTGAGATTACTATCAGTGAAGATGGTGAGAACGGTGCCACGATTCGTTATAACACTACAAAACCAAATCTAAATGTAGTAATTTGAGGAGATGAATAAAATGGCAAGAAATGAATATAAGTCAAACCACCGTGTCAATCAGATTTTCGATGACCTCGAAAACTATCTTGACTTCTGTAAGACTTATGGCTATAGATATGATGAGGCTGATTTATATAGCAGCCGTAGTTATGTCTTTAGGCAGTATACTAAGTTCCTGCAGGGTAAGCCTGTCAAGGATCAGTGGGAAATCGACGCCAAAGTTGCATAAAGGATGATTATGAGAAAGTTAATCTACATGGGTCTAGAGCCGTATAAGGCAAGATATACATTACAGTTACAAGACTGGAACGAGCGGGTTTTCATACGAAGGGGACTCAACTATATTACCGTGCCCGGAGAGACATTGACTAGCGATCAAAATATCGTTACTGGTCAAGTGCTTGATGCGCATGGTCGTACTTATTTCGGCATGAGCCAGCTGATGAACTTGATCAAGATGCTCAAGTCCGGCGAGATCAATAATCAAGATGTTATATATTTTGAAGATATGTTCCAGCCGGGCATTGAAGCATTGCCCTATATTTTTGATCAGATCGATCCAAGCCTTCGCCCCAGAGTGTTCGTCCGATGTCTAGCACAGACTATAGATCCGGATGACTTCGTACATGTATGGGGAATGGCTACTTGGATGCGCAAATATGAACTCATGGTAAATGAGTTTGTAGATGGTATCTTAGCTAGTAATGAAGAGATGGTAGCACATATGCGTGTCGCAGGCTGGTATGCTCCAATCTATAACATCAGTGGTCTAGCGTTTGGCAAAGAAGAAGTTCGTAGCCGTGTAAATCATGATATACGTCCCTGGGGTGAAAGACGTATGCGGGTAGCATTTTCTGCACGTTGGGATCAAGAGAAGCAGCCCGACTTCTATATGGATCTTGCTGAAACATGGCATGAGCGTTTCGGGGATAACGTAGAGTTTAGCGTATTCTCAGGTAGCAAACTGCGTAGCAATAACAGTAGCTATATGGAACGCACTAGACGGTTGCAGGATGAGGGCAAGATAAAAATATATGAAGACCTCGACAAGAATATGTACTATACGTTGTTGAATGATACTAGAGTGTTGTTTAATTGCGCGTTGCAAGATTGGGTCAGTAATACTGTTAGCGAGGCTGATGCATTAGGATGTAATGTTTTATACCCTGCTTATCGTAGTTTTCCTGAGACATTTGCAAACGATCATGACCGCATGTATGTACCTTGGTCACTAGAAGATGCTATCAATAAGATGCATGGACTATTGGTTAATCAACATCACAACATGGGTAAGATCAGTGATTGGACTGACGGGACTATTGACAGGATCGTTGATATCCTAGAAGGCAAAGGTAATAAGTGGTTGCGTGATAGTGTTGACTATCGCAAACACAGTAGAGAATCAAAATATTAAGGAGATTATATGAAGAAGTTATTTGCAGTTTTAGCAATGATGGTAGCCACAAATGCTATGGCTTGGGAAGCAACAGTACAAGTC